ACTCTTCGCACACTAAAGCCTCGCCTGCGGCTTCCTGAGAGCATTGGCGCACACTGTGCGCATCGTTTGCGCCTACTGCTGGCACGACTACTACCTGATCCCATAGGCCACGGGACGACTCAATCAGTCTACGCAAAATCGCCCCCTCGCCGGGGCCGGCGATGAGGGCGATTGAGACAAGGGGGGTTTTCATTTTTTAAAGTGGGAAAGCTCGGACGCACCCCCCGATGCGTCCGAGCTACCCGGATGATTCTGTAACTTAGACCAAGCGAACGAGGCTAGATCCCGAGCCGACTCCTGTTCCAAACAGGATGATGTAGCTGCGGAAGGTCTGCCCGAGATTCGGGTTAAACCATTCGCGCATCTGCATGCTCAAACCGGACTCTGGTTCAGTCACGTTCTCGACCAAGCCAGGGAAGTTCTCAGGAACTTCGGGCAAGCGAGCCGCCACCAGGAGCGCTTCCTGTTGAGCCGCAAAGCCCTTGGAAACTGCGCTGGGGAGCGCCGTGTAGTTAAACACGTTGATGTTGTTCACCAGACCGATGCGGCCCGTGCCGATCTTGTCTGCGTTCAACTGAGCGTTCGCCACGATGGACGAATCGTTCAACAGGCTGGCGTAGTTGTCTGGGGACACCACGGCAAACCGATTCACGCTAGGCACCTTGCTGTTGTCGAGGGTGTAACCCAAGCTGGTCACACCACGATAGGTCAACGCACCGGCCGCCACAGTCAGCGTGCTGGTAAAGTTGCCGCTGGTGATGTTGGCGAGCACGGAATCAACCATGCTTTTCCCAACCGCGTAGGCGGCGGAAGCAGCAAAACGCTCGATCAAATTGATCTGCGAGCTGGCTTTCTCGTCGTCGCGGATGGAGATGGTCGAGTGGATCAGGTTGGACAAGCTGATGGTCTTGTCGGTCTGAGTCCGATCGTTGGCTACGTAGCCGTTAGTGGTGTCGTAAGCGGAGGCGGTGCCGACGCTGACGAGGTGGGTGGTGATGACGTCACCTTTGCGTGCGGGAACGTCCGAAAAATCGGTTACGCCCTGCGTTAAGAAAGGAAAGCGATCGACCAAGATCGTGAGTGCACGCTGGGCGATGGCTTTTCCATTCGAGACTGATCCGAGTGTATTTGCCATGGTGGTTGTTATCCTTTGTTATTTGCGGGCGAACTTGAGTTGTTTGAAAATCTCCGCCGCCCGACGGGGATCTTTTTCTGCGTTGAAAGCCTTGAGGATTTCATCGCGAGAAATGGGTTGGTTGGAGGCCGTTTCTAGGGGTTTGATTCCCCGGCTGGCTTCCAATTCAATTTTAAGAGTGGCGAGTTCGGCTTTTGCACCGGCTTCGTCATTCTTGGAAAGATTGGTTTCGGTTGCTTCGACAGCAGGAGCTTCTTCGGTCTTAACTTCTTCAGCCTGAACTTCAGGCTCGGAAAGTTTGGTTTCCTCAACCTTGGCGCTGGCCATAGCGGGTGCCTCTACTTCGGGAGCATCGTCACCTTGTTCGCCAGCGATGTCGGCTTGTTGTAGCGCAAGCAGGGCATCCATTTTGCCAGCAAGTTCAGCAATGGCCTTGAGGATATCGTTATGATTGGGCTCCATGACGGGAGCTTCTGGCGCCGGGGCCGCCGGTGCTGCGGGCGCGACTTCTGCCAGCGCTTCTAATTTGACCTCAGGGGCCGTGGTTTTATCCATGCCATCTTTTTTGCTGTCAACCAGTGCATGAAAAATTCCTGTGGGATTTGCAGCGGGCGTTAAAACGAGATCCACAGAATAGAGGCTTTGAACGTCTGCCAGTGTGGTTCCGTCCTCTGATGATCTGGGGATTCCGCTAAAGCTGATGGAAAATCCAATTTGCCCTGGGAGCGTGCTGATCAGTTCGCTGAAATAGGAAAAGCCGGTGTGGCTTTGAAACAGAGTCAGGTCAGCACGAACACGATCACCGTCTAGGCTAAAGTTTTCAAGATATCCGATGATGTTTGAGATTGAGCTAGAGTGATCCGATAAGACCTTCACCTGCCCAGCTTCGTTCCCACGCTCGACTACTTGGGAAAGAGTCTCCGCATCAATCACCATCCCGTGCCCTAATGCTGGGCCTGCGGTGATGACGCTAATCCCTTTAAATTTCTTTTCGGCCATATCGGCCAAACCGCGTCAACTCGTTTTCTTTTTACGTGTCTTTTTGTCTTTAAGACCAATGCTTTTGGCCACCATCGTCAGCTCTTTGTCGCTGAAATTAAAGTCTGGCTCGTCCTTCATCGTAAACGCTTCAGTTAAAACTTGAGCCTGCGTAGTTTCGGATTTGATAACTGCCTCCAACTGCGGAGCTGGCGTTTCGGTAGTGGGGGCCGGAGCGTCGGCAGGTTGTTCGGATGGAGGCGTAGCAGCGGGTTGTTGATTCTGGATGAATTGAATCTCGCTAACAGGGATACCGGCCTCTGCGCATTTGGTTCTGATGTATTTTTGTTCCGCAATCTTTTGATCGATCGCCTCCTGCCAATCGTCTCCGCCAGCTGCGTAAATTTGAGAGTACGTAGTTAGGCCTAGCTTCAGGTTCTCCCGCTCAGCGGCGCTGTCTCTCCCGGCGTCTATCGTGGTCTGCTTTGGCGTGTGATACGCCGCCTGCCACCAACGATCCATTCCTTTTGGCACAGTCAGATCTTTGCGCTTAATTCCCTTTGCCAGTGCCCAGAGGCGAACGCGACTGACCAGTTGCGTGATTACGGTCTGTGCAATTTCATCGAAACGCCTTTGTGCCTGCGCCAGAACAAATCTTTGTGATGGCCCGGATAGATCCGCTTTCCATAGGTACTCGTAAGGCAAGCCCAAGCCAGTAGCGGCCGCTCGCAAGAATTGATCCATGAAGTCTTGCAAGTTCGGGCTGGGCCGATCGTTCTTTAGTTCACGCAAGCGGCGCCCTTGAGGAATGTTCCAGATTGCGCCCCCGCCTAAAATTTTGTCTGTTGTGATACCATCGTCGCTTGTGCTGTCGTTGCCAAAGAATCCAGTGCTTCCCTCGCCTTCAAGCGCCAATCCGATTTGACCCACTCGCTTGGCTGCGCCTGTTTCGTATTCAAGAATTTCATCGCGATCCTGAAGAAGATTTAGGCAGGTAACCAATCTGGAAAGGCTGCGCAGCTCGTCGGCTCGATCGCGTTCCGCCAAGACAATGACGTCGGCGGCTTGCACCTCGCTGAATTTGTCGCCGTATCCCGTGCGGATGTAGTAGGAAAGCGGGCGACCGTTGCCATTGACCCGCACTCCGTCGATCACTTTTGGGTCGTTGATATATACAGGAGTCGAGCAACGGTGAGCTTCAATGAGCTGCAACATCGGCCAGCCATCGCCGTTATCGGTTAATAAAATAAACAGTTCATTATCGCGCAGCATCGTGCGGGTGGCCACTTGCTGAAGCGTGTTAAAATCCAAAAGACCGCGAACGTCGCAAGCCAGCGACCAGTTGTGAAACCACTCCTCTGTGGCGTTGTTCCATCCCTCGTCCTTGGTTCGGCTTTGGCATTTGATACCAGGGCCGATCGAATTGCGAGTCATGCAATCAATCGCCCCGCGTACTACTGGATTGTTGTAGTACATGTAACGAGCAAGGCCCAACACTTGGGTGCGGCTGGCGGTTGTGACGTCGATCCGGCTGTCTTGTGGCGGCGTGTAAATGTAGCGACGCTTTGTGTAGTCCTGGGCACCTGCCCGAATCAAACGACCGAACCAATTTCCCAGAGGCATATTAGGGGTAGACGACTTGCTGTACGCCGTAGTTTGGGTAACTCACTTGGCCGGTGTTCGTGCTTAAAAATGTTTCGACCTGTGCGCTCGTAGTAAATCCCTTTACCTTGCGCCATGCTTCGTATGCCAATCGGGCTAAAGTTGCAGGATCCATATCTTTTTGAAATTGATAGCTAAACGATTTTCCTGCCACCGATGCGCTCACCATATAGCGACCATTATTGTTGTATGACTCAAACTGACTTGCAGCCAATGCCTCCAAGGCAAGGCGAAGTGCGACAGGATCTTTTGCAGCCTGAATCCAAAAGGAAAAAATAAGCCCTCGCTCCACATCGCCAAAATCGTGTCAATCATACCTGCGTTAGTGTGGCCTCTGCTGCAATCACCTTTCCGTAAACCGCAAGGCCAGCCAGATAAGTTTCGCAGTCATACAAGTGGTCTTGCCGTGACTTGATCCGAATCCACTCATACACGTCCTTGCCTGTCTTGCGGTTAATCCGATGGGCTTTTCTGTGGCTTGCCATGTGCTCTCGGTAGTCCGGGCTAACGTCGTGCGCCACCTCCCACAGCGGCCCCTGCCCTCGTCGCAACCAAGCCAGCAGATCCTGGCACGCTGGCGAGCTTAGAAGGAGCAGGCGGCAGCCTGCGTCGGTGGTTTGTTCAGAGCTGTGGACGCTCTTAATGCGTGTGCCGTTTATTTCGATCAGATAGTGCGGTCGCTCCTCTCCCTTAATTGCCATCCACCCGTAACGTGCAGCGATTCGGTATGTGTCTTGAGTTTCGTAACCAGAATCAATACAAGCATGACGCGGCTTAACGCCTAAGTCTTGTAGGCTTTGCGCTACGTCCTCGATCGTTCGCCTGCGTCCTTCCTCAATCAATCGGCTTGATCCATCCCTGCCAAACGCTCGCACTACAAACCAGTACCCGTCTATCTGTCGATCGATCGCCGCCAGTTTAATGTGATCGGCCTCCCAATCCTGCTTCTTTGCAAACGCTCCGGGCGGGATGCTGTTCAGCTCATCATCGTCGAATTGATCCTCCCAAGGCATCGCACTCCACCCGTTCACGAACCCCTGCAACCCGTGCAGATAGTGCTTTTCTGTTAAAAACTTTTTAGCCGCGTCAGCAAATCCGAGCGTGCTTGAATACCATGACGGCAGGCGGAACGATCTGCGCCCTATCTCGGCGTTTGAATTGCCCGCAACCCACTTTCCCTTTTCAATGGATTGCCTGCGGTTGCGTTCGCTCCACTTAGCGTCGCACTTTGTGCAGTGGTAGGTGGCGGTTTCGGTTACCTTGCGCATGTCCCATTTCCCATCCTCCGATCGTGCCGTTTCATCCCACCTTATCTGCCCAAACTCCATCGCTTGAAATTCTCCGCACGCATGGCAAGGAACGTGAAAAGTCTCTTGCGATCCTGCCTGATAGTTAATCCAGATATCCCCGGTGGAAAGCGTTGGGGTGCTTGTAAGAACGTGCTTACGTTGCGGAAAAGATTTAGTGCGCTCTAACGCCAGAGAGTAAGCGGCCGCGTCCTTTTCGGATGGTGGGGCAAAAGAATCCAATTCGTCCAAAACGGCAATGCAGATCGGCCTTGAGCTAAGATTGGCTGGGCTGTTTGAGCCGACAAGACTCAGCGTGCTGGTCGCAAACTGCATTTCCATGATTTTAAAATCGTTCATATCTACCGGAAAAAGTGCCTTCACGGGCTTGCACTTCTGGAACAGTGGAGCCAGCCGCGTCTCGCTGTACGATCTAGCCAGATCCGCGTTAGGCATTACGAGCAATGCTGGCGCTGGATCGTTTGCGATTCTGTACGCAAGCCACACAGCAAGCGTTAGCGTCTTGCCTGTTTGTGATCCCCAGCAAAGCGTGACGGTGTGCACGCCAGGATCGGCTAATGCTTCCAGTACGCCCCGCACGTAAGGCGTCCACGTTGTACTGTAAAGACCGGGGCGAGCCGTAAGCCTGCTATCTAGTTGAATGTTTTTTTCCGCCCACTCGATCACCCCAGGCGGCTTTTCGTAGTGCCAACGCAGTTGCGCCCTTCGATGCAGTTCCGACTGCGCTTTGGTCACAGTGCCGCCTCTACCTGACGCATAATCTGCCCAACCTCGTTCTCCACCTCTGCCTCAACCTCAACCGCTGGCCTGTTTGCGCAGATCGGGGCCAACCGCTTTGCCATTCCTTTGAGTAGCGGGATCAGTGCGTTATCCCTTGCGGCCAGAATCTTGTCGGCCTCATCTACTGGCACCATCGTGCCTTCAGCTTGGTCAATGTCTGGCCGGTCGCCCTTCATCCGGCGCAATGCCTCGACCAGCTTTGTGTAGTTACTGATCAACTCTGACCGATCTGCCCGCGTGTCGTCCTTTGCTGACTCCCCAAGGCTGGCCGCCAGATCCTCAAGCCGTTGGATCTCGACGTCCAATCCCCCGCCCTTGGCCTTCACGAGCGGCTGCGCCTCCGCCTTCTTGCGCTGCAGGTAGACCGTGGCACGGGATTTACCCGTGGCCGCCATCGCCCGCTTAACGTCGTGATTTACTGGCCTAGCCATAAGACGCAACTACTACGGGGCCACACTCAAGAAATCGACGGCAGTCGACGCCACCCCGATTTGTTTCCAGTTAAAAGATTCCTTATGCACGTCCGCCAAGCTCCTTATAGGCACGCACAATAGGTTCCGCTTCGGTCAGGAACTGGCTACGCAGTCCATCGTTCTGCTTTACGTATCGCATGCCCTTGTTAGATAGCCACTGACTAACTTTAATAACTGGCCACAAGAATGGCTTAGGCTCAGTAGGCGTGCTGGTTGTGATAGGATCGGGCAGCATCTCAGCCCACAGCATGATCTGCCTAACCACACCTGGCTCACCGCTGGCCAGCTTGTGCTGATGTGCGGCCACACGTTCCAATCGCTTGCCTTGCTCGTCTGTTAGTCCGGCAGATTCTAGCAGCTTGCCTAGATCATCACCGTTGCTCCTAGCTTTGCTTATAATGCCTCCTGCCATTGCGGCTAAGCTGATTACCTCGCCGACGGCTGTAAGCGTTTCCTCCCGCCTTGTATTGAGTTCCTTAACTATCTGTTTGAGTGTTTGCATTTAACCCCTTTCATTAGTGCGCCGATTTTAAATTTAGGCGTTTCACGTCGACGCTTGTCGTGATGACGCCTTGCCCGCTGTTCGTAAGACTTTCTGGCTGACTCGCTCTTTCCTGCTCTGAACCTAATCCCCAGCCGATCCGAAACGTCTAAAGCCTTCTTACTGACGGCCTGCTTGGTAATCTTGAACCGCTTGGCAAGGCTGGTCATGGATTCGGTAGAGCGGTTTAAAACGATCGCTAGAATGCTGTGATCCAGCGTATCGGTCATATTCTGCATCGTTGGATGCTCTGGCGCCTTGGCCATTAGGTACTCAATTACATTGACCGTGTTAGTAATCCCGCACGTGCTTACCGTGATCGTTGCATAAGCCTCATTTACCAAGTCACGCAGGCTATCAATCATCATCGCCGGGTGAGTGTTTTTCCCAGGCATCTTTTCGATCATTTCTTGATCCATCATAATGAACGGAAATCGACCCTATCGATGGTCAATGGATGGAAACTACGAACCCTATCAATGGATATCCCCTTAAAGGGGGGATATCCATCAATAGGCGTTCTACCAATTAACGGTGATAGAACATGAATAAGTGGTGATAGGCTTTTTAGGCTCATTTTTGATCCTCATTTAGTACGTATTTTTTAGCCTTTTCAGTGCCTGTATTTTTAATCAGACCCTCTTGCTCCCAAGCCGCCGTCAAGTCGCGGCTTTTAGTATGCCCAACCTTAGATTTATTGCGGATATAGCTTTGCAAATCGCCAGCACTAATTCCTTTTGATATGGCCTTTTTGTAATCCTCAAAATTAACCACAATCTCCGGCCTGCCAGCCGTCTTTCGTTCTGGTTCATCAGCCTCAATCCACGCCAGCCCTACATCGCTGTGACGCAAGTTCACGTGCGGCTGCACAGCATTTTGCGCTATAATGCCTTTAGAATTGAGATTAGACCGTTTACCGCGCTTGGTTACCTCAAGCCTATAAATCCGCTTTCCATCGGCATCGTCACCACATGGCGCTAGGGTTAATACGCTCCTAGCCCAATTCGTCAGCTCGCTTGATCCAAAACCGCTATACGCCTTGTCTGCGCCTTGGTATCCATTGCCTTCCCTAACTGGCTTCGGGGTGTGATGGATTAACATCCAGCTGAATCCAGCAGATAAGGATAGCGGGTTTAGCATATTGCGTAGGAACGCACTTGCCGTCTCTTGGCTAGATAGATCGCCACCGATAAACGCAAGCAGCGGATCTATCCAGACTAGGTCAGGCTTATGCTTTTCAACTAAGCGACGTACGCGATCCACGAACTTCTCCCCGGTAGATGTGCAATCCCTAACGATCGTCACGTTAGCCACCACTAACGCCTTCTGCTTTTCGGTAAGGTTCATCGCTTTAAACACGCCTTGGATCGATTCCGCCACGTCTCCCTCGTCGTTCTCAGCCTGAATAATTAGAGACTTCAACCCGTTGCCGTGCGGGTTGATTCCAAAGAACGACTCAGCGATTGCCCAAGTGATTGCGGCCTGCATACAAAGCACGCTCTTGCCAAGGCCACTGCTACCAACCCACAACGCCGATCCGCCACGGCAGATCCAGCGTTTGCCTAGTAGCTGGGTCGGATCTTCAGTTTCCTTAAAATTAAGCAAATCATCCCACTTGTACGGATCGGGAATATCGCCAAACAAAATGCGCTCTTTCCATTGTAAGAATGAGATAGATGGGGTGCCACATTCGACCAGCTCTTGCTGATTGCCTGTGGCCGTACGCATAGCGCCCGGCAACCGCGACAACCGGCCTGCGTCCTTTGTCGAGGAATCAACCTTACTGTGTTCTAAGTGCTTAAATATAAAATCAACACGTTCAGTAAATTCAGCTTCGTTATCTGCGTCAATTTTTACCCAAGCATGGAGACTGCGTGATCCGCTCTTTATAATGCAAGTGGTAGGCAATCCGCTTTTCTTAATAATTTTCCACTGCTCATCCAGCGTGCTTTCATCAAATTCAATTAGGACGTGACGCCATTTAGTAACATGCTCTTTCTTGCGGCCTTTCCCATTGTTAGGGTTAATTGAGACATAAACTCCAACGGCTGCCCCTTGCCATTCCTTTAACCCGTCTCCTTTATAAAGCTCTAACCATTCCTCACGTTTTCTTGTTTCGCCAGTCCCGTCCGGCCGCTCGCGATCTCCGTCCTTAATGGATCGACAGATATTAATGCTTTCGCCTAGCTCAAAAGCCTCGGCTAAGAATTTTTCAACCGGCTGGGCCTCTACACTTTTAGGCATTTGGGGCACCGGCAAATCCTCACGAACGATCGCCCCGTTCTGATAGGCATACTTTGCCCTTGGTTTCCACGCCTCCCTGGCTGGCTTAAACGCGGATTTAACCGCACTAACGGCCTCGTTCTGCGATAGCCCCACTTTAAACGCCCACTCCTCTGCATTGGTTGTCGCGTCGAACTCAGTCAGCCCTTGGTCACGCCATTGGCAAGCCAGCTTAAATAGCTGTGTGTTGCGCTCGCCTTCAACGGCTCCGTTGCGATGAATGGCTTCGATTGCGGGTGGCAGTGGTGCAATCATTTTTTGACCAACCCTTCCAACGCTTTCTTAATCACGTACTCAATCACTGCCACTTCGTCTTTCTTTAACTGCTTCAGCCCAAATGCGTGCAACGCCTTGGCCGTCTTGGCGTCATAGGTTACGTCTACCAGAACCTGCTTCGGCGCAGGCCGTGCTTTGCCAAAAGTAATTTTGCCTAGATCCTTCATTTGCGTTTGCTCCTCTTTTTGCGTGGCTTCACTTCCTTCCAAATTTCAAAGTCCTTGTCGCAATCCACGGACAACAACATCAGCCGCTGATACAGCCAACCGCCCCAGCTCCACCGGGCAATCGTTTGGCTGACCATGTCTCCTAAGTAATAAAACAAAATTGAAAGCAGTTTCATTTTTTGGCCTCCATCGACTTGGCCTTATAGCCCTCGGCCTGCTTAAGCATTTCCGTGGCCATAAGAACGGCCAGATCCAGCCGGGTGCGCACTGCGTCGTACTGCTTCTTCAGCAAATTCTTCTTCGCACGTTCGAGCACGGCGAGATGCCAGGTTAAACGCTTAACGCTCATAAATTTTCGTACTTCTCCATAAAAGGGATGTCGTAAGCGCAATGATTTCTAAATTCAGGAATTTGCATCATAGTTTTATGCAAACTCTGCGCATCGACTTTGTCCCTAATAACTGCGTGATGAAAAGCAACCATCCA